GAGAATTGATGTAGATATCTTAGCTTTTGGAGAAAATAATATATCTCTCTCATTTTGCTGAATCATAGCAATAATTTTGTCTAGTTCAGTATTAAGTGTTTCTATTGGAAATGTACCAGATACAGGAAAGTCAGATGTTCTAGATACAGCTAAGTTTCTAGATATAGTATATTTATCATTAACAGTAGCACCACTACCAAGTGTAATAGATCCACCACCTGATACACCAGCACCAGTAACAGAATACTGAGTAGCAGATGATGGACTAGCTGTAAGTGTAAGGGTAGTATCTGCACCATTAGATGCAGCTGTTTTAATGACTGTAAGATCGGAATCAGCAAAAAACTCAAAGGGTACTGTAAATGATGTCTGCCCACCAGTAGCTGTATACTGTATTCTAGGGGATGTGTCTGATATTGCTAATGCCATTTATCTTATACCTTTTTCTAGTTTGTCAAATATACTATCTAAATACCATATATTTTGAAAAGGTAAAGTTTTTCGTATAGCTCTAGCTGTAGTATAGTCATGTTTACCTTTACCCCAATCCATCATTATATCTGTTAAGTTAGCTACATAACTAGCAGTTGGTCCTAATAAACCTACTTTTTGTTTTAATGTAGGTTGATATGGTCTACCAGCACCTAATGCTGGTGCTAAACCTAATCTATTGTTAGATAATGTTTCTACCATTCTATTAACATCACTAAATATGCCTAGTATTGCAGATCTTTCTATAGCTGATACTAATTTATCTCCAAACTTTTTTTTACTATAATCTCTTCCAAACTGTCTATTTCTCATAGCATCTACCATAGCACCCATAGATACTAAGGCTACAACACCTATCATAAAGTTTGCATCTCTTTCTTGCATACCTCTCATTAATACTCTTTGTGTAGCTGCCATACCAAACTTTTTAAATTGTGCTAAAACACCACCTATCTCTGTATTCATCCATAGTGGTACATCACCTTTACCTGGAGTAACAATAGTAATATTTATATCTTTTTGTAATGCTGATAAGTATGTATCTCTAGCTGTTTTATCAGTCCAATTATCTGCTCTTGCTACTCTTAGTTGTGTATAACCAGCAGATTCTCCAGCACCTTTACCCAAACCAAATTCAGTATATTGTGCATATATTTTTTTAGCCATCTTTTCATCTATAAATAAATTTTTAAGTTGTGCTCTAGCTTTTTCACTAATTTGTTTACCTTTAGCTATTGCTTCTACATAATCTAATATTTTTGATCCATTAACTAAACTAGCTATGTTTTTAACACCAGTATTCCAAATGTTCATAGCGTTAATATAACTAAAATAAAAGTTGGTTAATTGACCACTTTTTCTTTCAAGCGTATTCATTAATCCAAATATATCTCCAGTATCTGCAAACAATGCAGCTCTAGTTCCTAAAAACATATCAGTTGCTTCTCCAGTTAGTTGAGCATCTGCTCTAGATAACTTAATCATTCTCCATCCCATATCTTTAAAAAATGCTTCATATAATCTACCGAAGTTTCTTTTTATACCATCTGCCATCACTACTCTTGCTACATCAGGTACAGCAGCTAATATTCCTGAAAGATAAGTCATAGCTGTAATATTTTTTGCTACTCTTATTCCTGATGACATAGCAGAGGATGGATCAGCAGATAAACCATATGTTCCTCTTAATAATCCTACATTGGATTCTAAATCATCCATAGCTTCTACCATTTCTCTTCTAATGGCATTTTTATCACTTTTGGTTTTTGCTCTTAATATTTTATCTTGGTAGTTTTTATATACTTGTAAAAGTCCAGGTCTAAAACCACCAGCAGAAAAATTTAATCCTAGTCCTCCAGGATCACCAAATTTTTCAGTTAATACAATATCAGGCATAATAGATCTATAATATCCACGCATCAAACCAAACACATCTCCTTCTATAAATCCTTTAGCTATTAGTTCATCATCATTTAAGTTTAACCTTCTAGCTTTAACATGATCTGATATACCGAGTGGTGTTGATATATATCCTTCTTCTGATGCAATAATTTTTTGCCATTTTTGTATTCTATAAAAAGGTTGTTGTGTAAGTATACCATCAACTATATCTACAGCTTCTGCATACTTAGCATTAGGATTTTCTTTTAGTAATGCCCTATGTATAATTTTAGTAAACTCTGTTTTTCTTTTTTTAATTATATCTTTCTTATAAAATCTTGGTAAATAGTTCTTTCTTAATCCTGTATTTGTAGAAATATATTTAATTTTAGCTTCTATTTCTTCTATTTTACCTTTTATAAAAGCAGTACTAAAATCTTTACCTTCTATTTTAATACTATTTAAACCTTGTTTTTTCATTAAATCTAATTTGCCTTTCCAAAAATCTAATTGTTTAAAAGGCATAATTAAAAACAAACCAGAATCATCTGCTCTAGTACCAATAGTATTAAAAAAATCTTCTCTTATCATTCTAGCTGCTTGTACTACTTCATCATCTATTTTTGATGATCTATTTACCAATGCTCTAGAAACAGCAGCTCTAAACTCAGGAAATGACATAATACCATCTTTTGAAACACCCATTTTTCTCATTGTTCTAGATACTCCACCAATATCTTTTTGCATTTCTTTTGCCATTCTTGCTAAATATTTATCGTACATATCTTCAACACTTCTCATAGATGCAACAATCATAGCTTTACCTCTATTAATTTCATTTTCTATAGAAATAGTTGTAGCACCACCTTTTAAATCAAAGTTCTTTTTTTGATATAAAGGTATTTCTAATAAATCAGTTACCATCTGCCGAGCTGTTAATACACTTTTTTGTAAACCTCTAAATACAGAAGTAAGTGGTGTATCTTCTAAACCTAATAAAGTTTTAGATATTTCTTCACCTAACATTTCTTCATTATAACTTTTTTGTGCTTCTACCCCTCTAGTTCTAGCAGCACCAGCACTTGATGTAGTAGGTTTTTCATTAGGATCTAAATGTCTTGGATCTATACCTTCTGCATCTAATTCATCTATACTTTTTTGTACATTACTTTTTTCTAAATTATTTGCACTATCTGTATATTTTTCATACCTAGCTAAATCCTTTGCAGTTTGTAAACCACCTATTCCATTTAATTTATTAATTAATCCAGGCAATAAAAAAGATGTACCCATAATAGCTAATCCAATGTTAGTATCTCTTTTTTTATCTAATAATTGTTTTGTCATTTCTTCAGCTGACATAGCATAACCAAGCCTTGTTGGAGACATAAATGTTTTACCACCAGCAGTAACATTTAATAATTTAGCTCCTGTACCAGCTAATAATAAAGTTGTAGGATCAGTTACAGCTCCAGTTATTGTACCTATAACAGATAAAGGAGATAATACATTTCTTACTCTATCAACTTTAAGTTCTTTAATTAATCTTGTTGTTTCTGCATAGCTTTTTGATTTTTCAAAATATGATAAAAAATCATTATATTCTGTAAGTAATCTTTGATCTTCTAAATATAAATAATCAGGATCTTCTACCTCCTGTTTTGTTTTTTCTAAATAATTAGAAACAGCTATTCCAATAAGATTTTCTCTATTAAAAGATTCTGTAAATATTGTGTATGCTTCTCTTGGATTATTATAAAGATTTTTAAAAAAAAATTCTCTTTGTACTTCTGTTTTGCTAGGTTCGTCTGCTATTGATTCAAGTCTATAACTACCTTTTTTTACTGTCATTGTAATGCAACTTCAGGTGGTTCTTCAGGATCTGTAATTAATTGTGTATCAATATATTTATCATACTCTTGTCTTAAATTTTCCCAGTCATAATGACCAAGTGTTACAAACTCTGCAAATGGTTCAAGTAAAGTATCTGTAATAGGTCTACCTAATTCAAATATTTCCATTAACTCTCTTTTCATATGTCTAGGTAAAAATGGTAATGCTTTATTAATAAATGAATTTTTATCTTGTAATATTGTAGAATGTCTTAAATATTTTACATCACTAAATGTTTTAGGAGAATCTGGATCTATATTAAATGTTACTGGTTCTACATCAAAGGTATAACTTTCTTCATCACTTTGTAATGGCATACCATGAAATGTAGCATTAGGATTTTTTATAAAAATTAAATATTCAGGAGTATTACCACCACCTATTGGTTTAAATTGAAAATCTTCTAATACTTCATAAATATCTCTTACAGTTGGTTCTTTATACTCTCCATTAGGTGCATATAAAAAACCTAAATTATCCATAAACCATTGTTTGTCACCTTTTAACTTTTCACTATTTTGCATATCTGTTAATGCAATCTTAACTTGTGTTGCTAAATAATATCCAGCATCTTTACCAGTATATCCATTTTTAGTCATTGTAGTTTCAATACCATGTTTCATTAATGTTGGTTGTCCTAAATCACTACTTAACTCTGATATAGAATAATTTTTTTGATACATATTTTTTAAAGCATATTCTAATATATCTGGCACTAAACCAGCAGCTATTTCATTTGCTTTTTCAGGATTAGTTTTAAATAAACCTATATCCATACTATTAGATAGTTTTGTATAAATAATATTATTTAAAAAGTCTTTAGCTTCAGGTGCAAACTGAAAAAATATTTTTGCATTTGTTGATGTAAGTGGTTGTCCTGGAATAATATTATCAATTATAGCAGCTGTATTATTCATTAATCCAACTGCACCTTTTTCTATAATATTAGGATTTTTATCTGTTACTAATAATCCTGTTTTAAATTCTATAAAATTATCAATAGGACTTGATGTTCCAGTTTTAAAACCTTGTTCTCCTTGCATACTATTCCAAAGATCTGCCCACATAGCATTTTCTGATGTATTTTGTAAAACATGTTCAACTAATATATTAGTATAACTTTCTTCAATAGTATCATTATCAATAATAAATTTTTCTATTTCTTCTTTATAAAAATTTGGATCTTTGTCTATAGCTTCTTTATTGTTTTGATAAAACTTTATTGCACCACCAACACTAGCAGCATCTAAAAATGCTGTACCATAATTATCTAATACATAATTATAAAAACTCATATCTATTTTTTCATTAAATGATGATAATGCTAAAGGATTTTCTTGTCTTAAAAATTCTAATAATTGTACACTTCTAATAATAGTTTTTGCTTCTTCACTTCCTACATCTATATCTGGATTTGTAATTATAGAATTAGATTCATCTAAATAATCATAAAGAAATCTTGGTACAATATTTTCATTTAATATCATATTTAACATATCATTTGTTTGTGCTGATCTTTGATCTGCTGGTAATTTATATTCTTCTAAAAAAACTATAGGATTAAATGTATCACTGCTGATCTCCATTTCTGCAACTTTATAGTCAGTTAAAAAATCTCTTAGTTCTTCCTCATCTTCAAATAAAGTAATATTATTCTCTCTAAATAATTTGTCATATAAAGATGCTTTATTAATATCAATATCTTCTTCCTGTAATAATTTTAAGATAGTATATTTCTGTTGTAATGTATTTATAAGATCTGCATCTTCTTCTAAATTATAATTCTTAATTAACTGTTCAAATTGAACCTCCCCAGTCAATAATAATGATTTTATATTATTTACATTACTTACATTAATTGTATTTTTTAAAAGATTTATTTGACTTGCTTGTTCATATTTAAGATTTTGATTAGCTACATCTATTTGAGCTTGGTATAATCCTTTAATTTGATCTGTTTGAGTATTAGAATTATTTATAATATTTGCAATATCATCATCAGTTAATGTAGTTGCTGCTCTAAATAATTCACCTTTTGAATATGCAACATCTAATTCATTTGCAATTCTATCTGCTTCTTGTATTTGTTCTAAAACATCTCCTCTATTAAAATCTATATTTTTATAAATACTGCTTTTAATTGCACTATATCTACCTTGTTCAACAGCAAGAAATAAACTATCTAGTTGTTCTTTTATTTCAGTATCACCAAAATTATAAGGATCTAAACTTGCTAAAACATTTAATGATTGATTAAAATCACTAATATCATTTGTAATGCCTAAAGTAATTAAATCAGTATCTAATGATATTTGTTCTAAATTTTGTGGATCTACAGCTAAATCTATTGAAGCATATTGACTTTGAATGTCTGCAATTATTCTTGCTTTATCTGTATTAATATTATCATATTGATTTTTAATCATTATTTTATCTGCATGATTTTTAACTGTATTAAATTTTGCTAAAGATTTTTGTGCTATATATTGATCTATATAATCTTTATATCTTCCAGGAGAGTTTACTAACAGAGTATCTTTATAACTTAAAATTTCTGTTTTCATTTCCTGTAAATCAGGATCTTTTGAATCTAATTGTTTATTTGTAGAATCAAATAAAAACTTATCTGCATCTACTTTAAATTGTGTTTTCCATTGTTCATCTAAAGTCTCAATTTTTTGTAATGAAAGTTTCTGACCAATTTCACCTATACCTTCTATAATATCTCCAAGATTTGACTTACTACTTTTTACTACACCTAGTTGTGGTGTAACTACAGTTGTTCTATCTCCTTTTTGAAAACCTTTTCTAACTGCCATTAGTTTCCTCTATATTTTCTATTAAATAATTCTAGTTTATTTTCTAATCTATTAAATCTGCTTGGTCCAGGATCTGTATAATATTTATAATAACTCCATCCATTTAAAGCATAAGCACTAGCATTAAATATAGAACCAAATGTAACTGATTGCCTATCTATTTTTGAATTAACAACTTGTCTATCTATTTGACTGTTTATCTGATCTGCATTTAGTCTAATGTTTGCAACATCTTTTTCTGCTTGATCTAATACATCTTGTTGGATAGCTTCAAAACTTCTACTATCATCAAGTATACCAGCTGCACCAGCAAGTACTCTATTATTTGATAATGTATTATTCATTCTTTCCATTCTTACATTCTCTTGTTGAATAGCAGCAAGTTCTGCATATTTTTTATTTTCTTCATATTGAGCTATTTGATTGTTTATAGCTTGGTTTTGATAATAACCACTAACAAGCGATCCAGCTGCTTGTGTTCCAGCTGATATAAGTAATGCTGTTTCTACACCCATTAGTATACTACCTCTATTGCCATACCTAATAATGTAAGTGGTAATGGTTCTGTTTGTGTTATTTTTACTGTAGGTGTTCTATCATATCCTAAAAAATAAAATTCTTTTTTACCAGTAACACTAGCTACAGACTGTGCTACATTAAAGTCTACTTGTCTAATAATTAAACTTTTAGCTTCTTTATCGGCTGCTTGAAGAGCAACATTTAAAGTGTTTGATATATCTACTACTGCTCTAGATATTCTTTTTATTTCTCCAGTTAAAGGACCATTCGATATATCTTTATCTATAGGCATTGTTTCTAGTGTTGGAGTATAATCAAATCCTATATTAACACCAGCAGCATGAGCTTCATTAAGTGTTATAGTATCAGATCCTGTAGTAGTAAATGTTCCCAAAGCCATTGTACCATCAACAGCATAAACTGAGGTAGATGTCAAGTGTGCTGGGGTATTATGTAGTCTACCTTGTACTATTGTTATTACTGCATTATCTGATGGAGTTGCAGCAAGATTTTGGTTTAAAACTAGCGTATATCCAGATGCTGTAGCATTTACAGTTTGAATAGTGTATTCTGTACTGTTACCAGCTATTGTAATAATATCATTAGGATTAGGAGCAGATGTATAACCATCTACATTCAAGCTAGATCCTGATTGACTACCACCATTTACCTTAGGTGCACCTTGTTGATTTAATGTAGTAACACCAGAAGAATCAAGTGTTAAAGAATCACTTTCTGCAAATTTTTCTAGTGTATATACTGTAGATCCTTCAAGAGATCTTTTTACAACACAAAATAAATTTTCATTAACAGCTGTAATACTTCTAAATTCATCACCACTTCTTGTAGTCCATAAAGTCCAACCAGCTATTTTTTCAGATCTAATACTATGAAACAAAGCAAGTGTACCATCTGTATTAGTAAAAAATGCAAACTGTTCTGGTTTTGTTGTACTACCAGTAATCATTGTCATATCTACTGGATTGTTAATTAATTGAGATGCTAATATAGAAATAGATGTTGAAGCATATGCTGTTTCTACATCTGAATATAAATATTCTCTGACTGCTTGACCATTTTTTTGAGCATATATAGTAGCACCATCAAATATAACAGGCTTTGCTCTATTACATCCATAAGGGGTTTGACGCATAAATATAATATTAGAAGGTGTAACAGCAGAAGTATCAGTAGAAGTAGGTACAAAAAATTCACCTCCATCAGTAAAAACTTGTAAATTTCTAGAACTAACTAAATGTCTAATCTCATTAACTCTATCACCAGCAACAGTAACATCTATTGCATCATCAGCAGCTGCACTACCAATATCAAAATTAAAATATTCTCCAACTTTAGAAGCTATAACAGAAGCTGGTTTATCTCTTACTCCACCAAAATATAATCTATTATCATGAAATGTAACAGCTTGTGGAAATCCTCTAATAGAAGATATTAGTTGTTCTGCCCATATAAAATGAGGACCTACTGTATCTACTTCTTCTATAACTGTTACTGTAACTACAGTAGCACTTGTATATCCTGTTACTTTTACTTGTTTGTTATTAACTAATAAATATTGTCCTACATATGCACTTGTAAATGCATTAGCACTAGCAGTTAATGTTCTACCAGTTCCTGTAGTTTTATCTGATAAAGTAACTGATACTGTAGCATCAGCATATTTAAAAAAAGGTTGTGTAGTTTTATTTGCTCCACTAACAGATACTGTTTCATCTTCTTCAAATGTAAATAAAGTAACACTAAATGAAGAGGCAGAAGCTCTGACTATTTTCACTATAGGATTGTTTCTATGTACAATAAATACTGTATCTCCAAACTGAGCATAGTTTAGTTCAAATAATTCTGATGTACTCCAGTTACAATTAGAAGTTATATTAGATTGTATACTTGCACCAGCACTATCAAATACATCTAATCTTCCATTAGATAATGCAAATACAGCTAGTTCATCATTAGAAAATATAAAAGGTATTATTCTTGAATCACCTGGTAATGTGGCTTTGTAGGTTGTGCCTGGTCTACGCATAAGACCACCTTCATCTAATAAATACCAGTTTCTTAAAGTTTTTGCTCCATTAAAGTATGCTGAAGCATCTGTTCTTGTAGCTAATAAAGGGTTAATTTCACCACTTGAAAAATTGGTGTATACAGTTCTAAGAACACTAGCCATTAGTATCCTCCAGTAGTCAATCTATCTTGTATAAACCTTTTTGTATTTAGAACACTATTAGATACTTCCTGACTATCTATGTTCTTTGCTATTCTCATTTGGTTTTCACCAAGTGTTTCAAACTGTTGAATCATTTGTGAATCTCTAGCTACAGATCCAGCAAATATTGCTGCTAATTTATATTGTAAAGCTAGTTTAAAGTATTCAGGAAACTCTGCTTCTTCCTGTCTAAATATATAATCTGCTATTAATGTGTTTGTAGAGCCATAAGAATTTACAAATATTTTATCTCCATACCTAGCATACTGTATAGGATTATCATTAACTGTTATTGTATTTAAAACAAGTAGTTCAGGACTTGCTGGTAACTGATAAGCAAACTCATATCTTCCTGTAGGTGCATCAGCTAGTAAAGAAAGTTGTTTTTGTTCTGTAGCAAACTTCCATCTGTGTCTTGATAAACAAGACTTCAGTATGTTTTCGTACATATTAGAAGCAACTAAGGCTTCTGTTGAACCATCATCAAATGAAGAAATCGGAGAAGCTCCGATCATTATGATTGCTCTTGCACATATATCTACTTTTGTATCTGCCATTTAAAAAAGGGGGGTATTAAAACCCCCCATTCGCATTATGATAATAAGGCAGTTCTTACTTGAGATGCTGAAGCTGTAGTTACAATTAAAATATCTACAACTGCATTTGATCCACCACTATTAACAATGATTACATCACCAGCGTTAAGATCGCCAGTAGATGCTAAAAAGTATTCATTGTCATCAATAGTGCCAATAGCATCACCATCAGTATAATACCAAAGTGAATTAGAATCTCCCATTTGAGATATCTTTTTCACAGGATTAGTTGTTTCGTATGCCATGATTATGCCTCCCTACATTTCTGGATTCTTACACCATCACCATCAATAAGTACTGCACCCATTGACATATATGATGTTGTTAGGTGTGCTACCTTTTCAGGTATGTAGTTTACTTCTGTTCTTACATCAGAACCTACACCTAATCCAAGAGATGATTTATGGAAAGCAAGTGTGAATCTATCGTTTGATCCATCTTTGTTTAAGCCACTAAATGCCATCCACATAAAAGTAATCCATCTTTTAGCAGTTAATGTGCCACCAAATGGTAAGTCTGCTTCACCAACATATTCAGCTCTTGAGAACTGATCTATGTCTAAAAGGTCTGACCATTGTTTTCCACCAACAATCCAATACCTTTGTCCATCATCTGGAACATCATTTTCTTGGAAGATCTCAAACACATTCTGTGCTTTATCTAAGTTCATACCAGTTGTTGATCCAGCTGAGTTATGTGCTAATGCAGTTGCGTTAGCATCAAATGTATCAGTGATGATAGAATCGGTTTTTCTACCAAGAGCATATGCTGCGTTTTGAGCAACAATGTTTCTTTCATCAATGTTTACTTTTAGTTCGTCTAGTTTGTCCACATAGTCTGCTGCGAAAAAGTCGTCTAGTGTTGCAGTTACATTGGAGTGTACAGAGTTCATAGCGACAACTTCAGCGTGTCTTGCTTTAGTTGAAGCAGAACCTTTTGCTACCTTTTGAAACTGAACAGTACTACCTTTAACATTGGAGACATTACGGACCATATTTTTGAGCTTAGAGCCCATTCTTTGATAAGCCATATGCACTTCTGCTTCGAACTGCTTTATAAAGGCTTGGTCTATAGTCGCACTCATATTAAGTTTCCTTTCGAGTAATGTTAGTTAATAATCAAGTTGTCGTTATAAACTTTTCTATGTTGTCCTACTGGGCATATTCCAGTCTACTTCGGCTTGTTAGTTGAGATATATTATATTTTTATCATCTTTACAAGACCAGAAGCAATAAAAACATTGACATCCCCAAATGTATAAGATCCATCTTCTTCTTCTATGTAAGATGAAAATGTCTTTACATGCTTTGTATCTCTTGAATATAGATATGCTTCTGTAGTAATTAAAGCTGGTTTTACCGAATCCATGTCATTTTTAGACATCCATTCACTATGACCAGTTGGATCTTCCCATTTAAAAATATATTTTTTAAAAGGAAAATCTTTCTTTTTAGCCATATTTCTTTGAATAAAGTTTTGTTACTTTATCATAATAAGCTTGATCTCTTTTTGCTGGATCATAGTATCTAGGATCATTCATCATAGATCTAAGATCTGTTTCATCAAGTTCAGCATCTACTACTGTATTTGAGTTAGGTAATGGTTGTGTTTTTGTTAGATTCATTATCTCTTCAATAGCTTTTACTCCTTCAGCTGTACTTGCTAGTTTAGATATACTGTCATAAGATTCTTGTGTTAAATATTTTTTAGACCATAAATCAGCTGCTTCTATTCTACTATTAGCATTATCACCTAATTTAGTCATCTCTTGTTGCATATCTGGTAATCCAGCTATTTCATTATTGACAAAAGCATTGACACCTCTATTAAAGATATCCTGTGATAATCCATTATCTTTGCAAATATTAGACCATTCTTTTAATAGTTCTTGTTCTTTATTTACCTCAATATTTATATGTTCAGGTACTTCAGGTATAACTATTTCATACTCTTCAGGTACATTACTCATTCTTTCTTTTTCTAAATCATCTCTAACTTGTTTAGATAATTCATCTGTTCTCATACCAATTTTTTTTTCTAAAGCATTGTATGATGCACTTAGTTCATCTACTTTTACTTCGTTTCTTTCTGTATCCCAAAATTTTTCTGCTACATGCTCTGGTCTTGTTACTTCTGGTTTTTGTTCTGTTGCTGTAACTGCTTCAGTTGATTGTTCTGTTGCTTGTGTTGTTTCTTCTGACATTAGCTCTCCTTATGTGCTTCTATTCGTTTTTTTAAAATAAAATATAAATATCTCATTCCTTCTAGATGTCTAAGCTGATCATTTGTAATATCTCTACCAGCTACAGCATCTACTGTAATAGATTTTAAGTAATTTAAAACCTTTTTTCCTAGTTCTGTTTTGAATAATGCAGCAATATCAGCATTAAGTTCTATTTCTGCTCCTTTAGATCTTTGAAATCCGTCTATTGAATGATAAAAACCCTCAGGTTTGTTCCGTATCTGCTCCCAAGCCACCTTGTCCTCCTTGTGATTGCATTTGTTGTAATTGTTGCATTTGTTGTACAACTTGTTGTTGTTCAGCAGAATCCCTAATTAACTTTTCAGGTAAATTCATTTTTTCTGCTAAAAATCTTGCTACTTCTTCTTGCTTAACTATTAAATTAAGAACTTCAGGACCAAATGTTTGTCCAATAGTAGAATTAAATCTATTTAAGTCTGATATATCCTGTTCATGTTGTGCTCTTGATAGTGGTGATTCAGGAACAATTTTAATTTCTTTATTATCTATACTAGGTATCTGTATTCTTCCTTGTTTTTTTAAAATATAAATAACTCTTCTAATAAGTGGTGTAATAAACTCTGATTGTAATCTACCAAATGAAGATCCTATCTGTCTTGATAGATCTGCCATTCTTTCAGCTACTTCTGTTGCTGACATAGGTGTACCTTTCGTTGGACCAAGTGTTTCCATGTATAATGCTTTTCTAATATTATTTCTCATATCTTCTAAAACAATTTGTGCTACATCAAATCTACCAGCACCATTAATAGGTTGTAATCCTCTTGATCCTGGAGCTACTGGTATTATTGTGCCAGGCACTAATGCAATATTATCTGTATTAATAACTCCATCATCTTCTAACTGATAAATACCAGATATATTCATCTGTGCATTTTCTAATATTAATTCTACTGTTAAATTTGTTGTCTTAATAGCAGACATAGCATTGAATACTGGTCCACGACCATATACTTCTCCACTAGCTTTATTCCATCTAAAAGTAATAAACGGATTAGAACCTACACCTTCATATTTATCTGTTACAATAATTTCTTCATAATCTTTAATACAAACTATATAATCATAAACTTCCTTATTTAGATCTTCATAGTTTCTCATTGTACCTTCTATAACTGAAATTTTTTCATCTGGGTTATTAGCCATTTTTTGTAATACAACATCATTCAAATCTGCATTTGGATATAAAACTTTTATATCTCCTAATCTAATCTGTCTCTTTCTGTATACACAATCTATTTTATTATTAGGTCCACTATTTAATGTTATGTGAGGCAGAGGTATTGCATTAAATACTATTGGATCTGTAGATGTACCTTCATTGACAAGTAAACATCCTGTACCAATAGCACAGTCCATAAATGCTTCATGTACTTCCTGATTAAAATTAGAGTTATGTAATACTTCAAAAATATAGTCTGTTATTTCATCTAACTGTTGATCTATAACTGGTTTTAAATTTACAGGCATTTCAGATCCTGATTTAAGATTAATCCATCTACCGAATGTCGGTGTAATACCAGCTTGTAATCTTGAAGCAAATTCTTGTATACCTACTACAGCTGTTTCATCAAATATTCTATCTGTTCTTTTTTGTCCAGGTGATTCTTCATAAAATGATTCTCTACCTGGCATAGTATATTCATATGCTTCTTCAAATTTAGAAGTCCATACTGACTTCAAATTATCAGCTAAACTATATTTTTTTAAAAATGTTTTAGCAGACATTTCTGTTTGCATATTTGCTGACTGTCTATAATTGTTGTATTCCATTATGCGAAAAATGTTCTTCCTTTATCTGCACTAGATGCACCTAATCCAGCTTGTTTTTTTATTCTTTCTGATTTAGCAAACTCATTATTTTGTTGTTCATTTTGTTGTTGTTCATTTTGTGGAGGTTGATTATTTTTATTACTTGGTAAAAAAGTACCTATAAGTCCAGCTTTATTGTAAAAACCACCTTCTCTTTTTTGAACATAATCTGTATAAGGTGTTAAAGCTTGATTAACTAATGAACCAGGAATTAATGGTATACCCATGAATCCAGTTATAGCAGCTAATCCTAATTGAAATCTTTTTTGACTTTCAAACATTTCTTTTGATAAAGGTATATCTTTATTCCTAGCAGTTTGCATAGCATCTCTACCTTGACTTGTAAAAGTTAATTTACCATCTTTTTGTGTAGCTGAATCATAAGCAGTATAACTAAATCTACCTTTGCCTGTTGCTGGATCTATTGGACCATAGTTTACAGTTCTTCCTGTAGCCAAACCTTGTTTTTCTAAATATTCTCCTCTAGCTTCTTGATACTGTGTACCATACATTTGATTACCACCAGTATTCCTAGCCATATAGCCAGTAACATTTCCTTTTATAGCTTTTTGATTTGGGTTTGCTATAGTTTTTGTAATACCTAATTTTTTTTGTGCGTATCTATCAGCATTGTTTCCTATCATAGTAGAAACAGTTTTTTTCTTTGATGCTTCCATACCAGAAGCAGTGCTTCTAGTTGATGTTGATGATCCCATTAATTTTCTTCACCTTCTGTATAAAAACCACTACCACCAGCTTTACTAAAAAGAGATCTAGATCCTATCATTCCTTTGCTATATCTTAATTTAAAGCGTTTTTCAGCTTCTTCAGCTTCTTTTTTTATTCTTTCTTCTTCTTCTTTTTGTTTTCTTCTTCGCTCTTCAGCTTCTGGATCTGGTCTATATTTTGGTGTTCTAAAAATTCCCATTTTGTGCTTCCATTCTTTACTAAGTATTTATATAACTGAAAAGGTGTAATAATCAATCTATTTATTCCAATCAATCTCATAATTACAGTAACACAACTATGTTCTCTTAACCATGCTGCTTGAAATAATCTCCATTTATGTCTAAATCTTTTAGTTTTTAAAATAGTACCATTGTGACTAATGATGTGATAAATAACATTAATTAACTCATCTCCCTGTAGTAAACTTACATCTAATCTTTTATGAATATGCTCTATCATTACCCAACAACTTTTATGAGGATCAAAATAAAAAGCACCACAATGAGCCATTCCTTTTGTTCTAAATACATGATACCACTCTTCTTTAGGTGGATCGTAAAAGAATATTAACCACTCCTTTTGAAAATATCCCATTTACTTTTCTTATTCATTGAGCCTCTATTATATAGATCCCAACTTTTGTAAACATTTGTAACACCTTGCTTCTTTGCTCCTACAGTCAAAGATCTACCTTCTCCAGCACCTAACATTAAATATTGTAGTGCATCATGGACATGAGAGTATTTATTTTTATTAGGTCTATCTTCATATCTTTCACCAGATGTCTGTATTCTTCTGTAATGATATCCTCCAAGAAACCCTTTTCTAAGCTGTTTACAGGATGGCGACAGTAAAAATCCAGCTTTACCATCAACCATCCTATTTAATGCAGCTTCTACAGATTCTATTCGTAGAGATACATCATTTGATGGAGCTGGAAAGGCTTGTATGCCTTGTTGTCTTAGTATCTGAAAAGGAGTAGTTTCATCTGTTTGTGCTCTAAAATCACCAGCTGGATCACCAAATATTTTTAAATCTTTATCTGAACAGTATTTAATTATTTCATGCTTTAGCATTTCACTAAACTTAACTGTACCAATATCAAAACAAACTAACTCATGGTTTATAATCCATCTACCATCAGGTAGTTTTTGACCAAACACAGCTGAAGGTGTTAATCCAAAGTCTAACCCTATGTATACTGTAGTATTTGCAAAATCTATTTCTTCATCTGCTAAATGTGTATCTTCTCTAAATGAACCATAAACTAGCTTTCCATCTTCTATAGTTCCTAATCTATTTAAAACATAAACATCAATCCATGACTTTGATTTACCTCTAATAATATTAGAATAGTAATCAGGGGTAACATTCTTTATGTTTTCTGCTACATCATTAAGTTCATAGCCTTTAATCTTATCATCTTCTTTCTTTTCTATCATTCCAGGTGGTTGTACAAAAAACCTCCAGTTATCAGGTTTGACTAACATTAATGATTCTTCTTGATTCATATGATCTGGTACTGGCACTTCTCCTGACATAATAGACCACCAATGATCTTCATCTGGTGCATTAGTATCAGCAATAACACCGTACCATGTAGGTCCACCATCTTTTACTGCTGGATATCTACCTACACGCATAGTACAGGCATCTACTATAGTCTTAGGTATTTCTCTTGCTTCATTAATCCATACTCCTGTCAATTCCAATGACAGTAGTTTCTTTACATCTTCTGGTCTATCTAATGCTAAGAATATAACTTCTAGTTCTATATCATTAATCTTTATGTGATGTGTAAAAGGAACTGAGTAAGTAAAATTACCAAATAAATTTTCTGGAAACCAATCTAACCATGTTTTCATGGTAGTAGTTTTTAACTGAGGGTTGGTGTTTCTGATTACTGCCCATCTAGATTTTCTCTTACCATCAGGAGATGGTTCTTGTTTAGCAGCTCTTCTAAATATCTCTATGCAACAAGATACTGATTTACCTGATCCTACTGGACCTCGTACACCTCTAAAGAAGCTATCATCCTTCATAAAGGTTTTGATAACTTCTCCAGGTGCTTTGTAATTTAATCCACTCACACAGTATTAGAATCTATACCAGCTTTAATTAATCTATAAATAGTTTCTGGTAATAAGGATTCAATAAACATATCTGCTTCTCTATCTGTAATTAGATCTTTTGGATAATGAGCAAAATGTACTTTCTTTACTATCTTTCTTAACTTCATTCTGTCTTGAAAAGATATAAGATCCTGTGCGTATTGTTGTGTCATACAGCTTGTACTATTGCTACTACAATAACTATAGCAACACCACTAACAAATATTTTTCCTTTGTAATTAAGTCTGTTCCACTTATCTATTAGATTCTGTAACATAATTAACTCCTTACTTTTTCTTTTTACTTGCCATGATCTTTTTTTTCAAAGCAGCTGGTAAGTTCTTTTGTTTACCTTTTAGCTTCTTAGATCCATTGGTTTTTTTCATACCATGATACATTAGCTTACTCTCCTATATGCTCTTGTTTTTGCTGCAATAGATTTTGGTTGTTTCACAAACTGTTTTCCTTTTCTACTGCCTTTTCTCTTAGCTCTAGTTGTACTTGCATATTCACTAGCAGTCAATGATTTGATCGCTGCTTCAGGGAGATATCTTTCCCCAGTCTTTGAACTAGGTTTACCAGATTTAGTTCTCCACTTCTGCTTTGTCCATGCTTTCAGACTGCGTTGTGATTTAGCTAGAGCCATTATGCCTTTGCTTTTTTCTTAGCTGTTGCACTAAGATCCTTAAAATGTACTACAGGCTTACTACCACTACCATGTGTTTTACCACTATGGACTGAGCCATTAGGCATCTTGTGTGTAGCTCCCTTGTATTCTGTACCATTCTTAAAGTAATGTTTTGTTTTTCCCATTATTTATAGCCTCCTCCAGCTTTCTTATAAGCAACTGCTAACATTTGTGCTTTTCTCGCACTCCATTGTCCACTTTTGCCACCTTTTGTTCCTGACTTTATTCTTTGAAAGATTCTCTTTCTCATTGTGGGTTTTGTATAGTTCCCAGCTTTATTAACTGTACTCACCACTTCACCTTATTCGCCCAGTATGCAGCTGACATATTACCTTTCGCTATATTCTTGGCGTGTCTTGCCTTAAAAGACTTTGCTCTCTTTGTCATTTTTTTGTCTCCTGTCTTACCTTGTTGTCCAAACCGAATAGTCTTAATCTTATCTCCAGACTTAGCTACTACTACATGTGATTTAGTCGGATGTGATGGAGTTCTCTTAGGTTTATTAAAACCACTTACTCCAGCTCTCTTTATTCGAGGATCTGCCATGAACGAACCTTACTACAATAAATATTTTTTTGAAGTGCTTTTTTTAACTATATTGTTTGTATAGGACCTTTATGTATCTGCACTGTCCTCATTTCTAACCCCATCCCCCTAGTCTAAGTCTATCTTGATTGCAATGTTTCCACCCACATTGTGATGTACTTTCTCAGGTGCTCTCATCCCTATCCTATCTAGGAGATCCTTACTAGCTTCCAGTCTAACATATTCACTCTTCCCATTTTGTATTAAGTGTAGGAGAGTTGAGGATGCGTGGACTGATCCTAGTCCTAACTTGTTGGACACTTCCTGTTGTAGGTACGCTTGTACCTTTGGCAATCGTAGTGTCCTACTAGCTACTACTCTACCAGCTTCTCCCTTTGCATATCCAGCTTTTTGACTTGCTTCGGTTATGGTACACCCTGTTGCT